AAAGTTCTAACAACAACGCAACAGACAACAACGAAAGATAGGGTAGATACGTGCCAATGATTCAGTTCAGTGACAAGGATTTGATGCGCGGCAAAGTGGTTGACCCCGCATGGTATGTAATGGATATCGTTTCGGTTGGTGAGGCTCCGTCTAAAGATGGCGGAAGCACCAACTATCCCGTTGAAGGTATCATTGTCCGTAACGCAGATACGGGTGGTGAGGAATTCAAGGGTATGATCATCGAGTGGAATTTCAATAGCAAGGCTATTGGTTTCGCAGCAGGTCTTCTCCAAGCATTGGGCGCTGATGTCAAATCAGGTGAACGCTACAAGCTGGAAATGGCAGCAGGTAGACAGGTGGAAGTGTTTGTGGAGAATGGCGAATGGCAGGGCCGCATCGTTAACAGGGTGAATCACAAGTATCGCCCCGTTCGTGGCTAACTAAACGATGCGCGTTAATACTACCACTCCTACTTTAAGAGGTAGACGAGATTTGTAGGAGCGCATCAACTAATCAGTGGAGAGTGTGATGAAATACATGATGACGGACGATGAACAGATTGAGCTTCCATCTGTAGTACCTGATGGGGACGAAGTAGACGATATCATCGATGAAGATGAGGATGAAGACGAGGATGATGATATCGACGATGACGATGACGAAGATGATGAAGACGATATCAGCGAAGACGAAGATGCTGATAAAGACGAAGTAATCAAGTAACTATCGGATGATATTCTAGATATCAGAATTTGTCAATCTCCGTGCCATCGGATCCCCGATTGACACAAGTTGATACTAGGAGATTCATTCGATAATAGGGGGTACACTCAACACTATCACCCAGATAGATTACGAGTGTTGCCCCCGCCTTTTAATGAATGTAGTGAAATGAGGGAGAGAATGGACGCGCATAAAATCGTGGGGCGCATAATTAAAGTTAGCAAAAATGGATGGGGGTTTATTAGTTCAAAAAATATAGAATTCACCCGAATATTCTTTCACTGGACAGCACTTCAGCAAGATACACTTCCTTTTCTGGAACTTAGGACAGGAATGATAGTAGAATTCATTCCATTACAGATTCCAGGTAAGGGATGGAGAGCTATTCATGTGAGTGTGATTAGTAAACCTGAGTTTAAAGTAGAGGCAGTAAATGACGGAACCACTGAAGTGCCCCCATTGTCAGAATGATGACAGAAGATTAATTGAAAATGTAGCATTACACATTGAGATTACCACAGTTAAGACTCATTTGTGCGCGTGTTGTTCTAGGGAATGGGAAACTAAAGAAACAGTCAATCAGCCCAAATCAAAATTGGAACCAAATAAATGAAGTACGTGCCCGGAACTGGAGCTATTGGCGCCAAGTTAATGATACTTGGCGAAGCTCCTACACATGAAGATAACATAGCTGGTCGTCCATTCTCCGGCAGTCAAGGTAGAGAATTAACTCGGCTTCTAAAGGAAGCAGGAATTAATATAGGTGACTGTTGGCTTAGTTATGTGTCTAAGTATTCAGTTCCACCTAATCTAGATAAGAAGAAACTACCATTTCATATACGCGCCCGTGAATTCGGTGTGGATATGGAAAAACAACTAGAGGAGTTGAGAGTTGAGATAAATGACATTAAACCTAACTGCATACTGTCTCTCGGGGGGACTGCTCTATGGGCACTGTCCGGTAAAACTAAAATTAATAAACAAAGAGGCTCTATCATGTGGGGTATGGGCAGTAAGTTTGTTCCTACCTATAATCCCGCACATCTTATATCTCACGCTCCGGGTGGAGAAATCAAAGGTTATTTTAACAGACAAGTAATAATTTTTGATATGAAGCGGGCCTATGCGGAGTCTATGTCGGCGGATATGAATCTGCCCAGTCGCGTGTTACAAGTAGCTTCTAATTCAGGTGAACTGTACGAGTTCTTAACTAGATATAAAGATAGGAAAAAACTAAGTGTTGATATTGAAGCCGGAGGCCATTGCCTTCCTATTTGTATTGGTTTATCTTTTAATCCAAATCATGGAATGACAGTTCCATTGTGGAATAGAGATGGAATATCAACCATTCCAAATTCAGACTTAGTTAGCATATGGCAAATGCTGGCTGAAGTATTATGGGAGAAGGACATTGTTGGACAAAACTTTAACTACGATAGAGATAAAATCCGAAGATTGGGATTCATTATTCGCAGAATCCATAGTGATACATTGCTCAAAGCCTTTGCAATTAACCCTGAACTCCCAAAGGGGCTTGCATTTCTTACATCTATCTATACCAGAGAGCCCTTTTATAAAGATGAAGGAATGTATGAGGGGAGCACTAGAGATTTATTGCTCGGATGCGCGCGTGACGCTTGTGTCACATACGAAATAGATGAAGCAATGGAACCTGACTTAGAGGAGTTAGGTATCACCAAGTTCTATAATAATTTCCTAATGTCTTTACCTGACATGTATCTAGAAATTGAGAATAATGGGTTTCATGTAAATAATGAAACTCGAATGGGATTACTTGAAAAGTATATTAAGTGGGATGCGCGACTTGGCTATGAAATGTTTGAACTGTCAGGAGTAGACGTCAATGTTTCCTCTCCCATTCAAGTACATGCATTACTATTTGATGAATGGAAATTGCCACGTCGTAAGGGTGTCGGTGAAGAAGAACTCACCGCTCTACTCAATCTCAAAAGCGGGATTAAAAATCCTGAGCATAGGATTTGGATTGAAAAATGTTTGGAAAGAAGAAGGGTTAAGAAAACTATCAGCACGTACTTGTTTGCAATACCGGATTACGACGGAAAAATGCGAACTACGTGCTTTATGTGTCTCGACACGGGTCGCACAAGTACAGGCCAACAAGATCCTCCTATCAGACCATTGGTAGATATTGTAGGTAGAGGTAAGAAAGCTGATATGAAAGTCATGGGCACAGCTTTCCAAGTATTCACTAAACATGGTGATATCGGAGCTGATGTTCGTGGCATGTATGAGCCTGATGAGGGAGAAATATTCGTACAGTTAGACTCATCACAGGCTGAGGCGCGTGTAGTATTTAACTTAGCAACCGATGAAGATGCATTGGAGGCAATAGATGTCCACGACTACCATGCTCTTACTGCTAGTTGGTTCTTTGGTGGTAACGAATCTGATTACTCTAAAAAAGTACTTGGCTATGAAAGCCCAATCAGATTTGCCGGGAAGACTTTACGCCATGCGGGCCATCTTGGAGCGGGTCATAGACGCGCCGCAACAGAACTCAATACACAGGCGCGTAAATATAAAATAGACATTACTATCAATGAGTTTCAAGCTGAACGCGCATTGAAGATATTTCATGCGAAACAGCCTAAGATACAAAAGGTATTTCATGCCCAAGTCTTTGAAGAAATTAAATCCAGCCGAAGGCTTACAGCCCCATTACCATTCGGCATCGACGCGGAGCGAGGTGGTGTACGAATTTTCTATGAAAGATGGGGAGATGACTTGTTTCGTCAAGCTCTGGCCTATATCCCACAACGAGCCGTCACTGATAATACCAAGGCAGCTTGCATTAGAATTAAGAGATCATTCAAAGAAGCGAAAATTATTCTTGAGGCGCATGATGCACTTTTGTTCGCAGTTAGAAAAGAGTATCTCGAAGATTTCATTCCCTTAGCTAAGAAGGAGATGGAAAGGCCAATCAACTTTAAGATGTGTTCATTACCTAGACGCAGCTTAAAGATTCCATGTGATGTAGAAATTGGTGAGAACTATAGGGATTTAAAAAAATACAAATTCGAAACTGAAACAACAGGAGTGAAATGACTTGGCTAGAAACTGTATTAGCGCAACACTCCGAACTAGAGAGTCCAACAAACTTTTGGTTATGGGGTTCGATGGCTGCCATATCAGCTGTTGTAAAGGATAACGTATGGCTGGACAGACAGATATACAACCTGTATCCCAACATCTATGTGATGTTCCATGCGGAGAGTGGTTTGAAGAAGGGGCCACCTATATCAATGGCGAAGCAGTTGGTGCGTGCTGTAGGTGGAACGCGCATCATCTCAGGACGTTCGTCTATTCAGGGTATATTAAAGGAACTTGGGACAGCACAGACTCAACCGGGGGGCAAAGTTTTAAACAAGTCTACTGCTTTTATATGCTCAAGCGAGTTGACAAGTAGTATCGTCGAGGATAAAGTAGCGACTGACATATTGACAGACCTATATGATAGACAGTACAATATAGGTGAATGGCGTTCGCTACTCAAGATGGAATCGTTCAATTTGAAAGATCCAACTATCACCATGTTGACGGCTACCAATGAAGCTCACTCAGCAGACTTCTTTGGGAAGAAAGACATACACGGTGGTTATTTCGCACGAACATTTGTCATTAGTGAAAGCAAGCGGAATAGGGCTAACAGTCTACTTGTTCCTTTACTTAACCCTCCAAAGTATCTGGAGTTGGCTGAGTATCTGAAAGTATTGACAGAGTTAAAAGGCCCATTTGCACCATTAGCATGTGCCACCCCAACAGAGGTTTGTACCATTCCACACGTTGAATTGGAATCTGGTGAAACGAATTACTTTAGTGCAGCTGGAGTTCTCTATCAGAAATGGTACGAGGAGTTCATCTTTACTATGCAAGACCAAGAAGTGAAAGATGATACAGGTACATTGAATAGATTCGGGGATTCCGTGCTAAAGGTAGCTATGATTCTATCTTTAGCTCGTTCCCCTGAATTGTATATTGACGAGGATTCAATGCAACTAGCAATCGACTACTGTGAGAAACTAGTAGGAAATGTACGTGAAATGACTCATGGAAGGAAAGGGTTGAGTGAATCAAAAGGAATCAAGAATCTGATTATAGCTGAGTTACTAGGAAGGACAAATCACCAAATCAGTAGGCCCATGCTTTTGAAGAAAATGTGGGCACACTACAAGGAAGCTACTGAGTTGGATGAGATAATGCAGTCGTTTGATCAGGCAGGGATGATTAAGAGTGAATCAATAGGCAACCAAATCATCTATGTGATGCCTGATTTGCAAGTGCAGGAACTTAAGAGACTGTTTGCGGGGAAGAACAAATGATGACCAAAGCCAGAGTGATTAACTTACACTGGGATGACATAGCTCATTCAATTCAAGAGGCTACTATAGAGGTAGAATTTCCAACAGGAGATACGCAGCTGTTCGTTGTACCAATAGTGCGTATGACGAATCGATTACCTGCTAGAAGGAATGCAACCGAAAACAAGGACTGGACAGATGACAAGAAGTGATCCTCCAGTCGAGGAACGTATACCAGATGTGGCTGCGGCTAAAAGATGTGTTGACTCCATCGTAGAATACATGTACCATGATGACGATTCACCATTTGCCGCGGAAGATTTGAGGTATTCGATTAAGCTATTAGTCGAAGAAGCGAAAAATGATACTACCACTCCCGACATACACAGAACTCGAGTTAAGTCCTGAGGAGGAGGCTGATGCGCGTCAATACAAATGGGTGACGTGGTTCGTCAATCTACCTACATGGAAGTGTGTGAAGTGCGGAGCTGTAATGATGGGGCGTGTGACATATTGTATTTACTGCAAACATAAATACGGTAGACATACGCCCCGTCCAGATGATTATGTCGAGCCTACTTTTTCTTAGGCCCGTCTCCAAGTATGTCATCAATCGGCTTATCCCGATTAGACTTAGGTGATTTTAAATCAGGATTACGTAACTCTCGATATTTCTTATCTGCAATATCATATAATGCATCAAATACTGCTCTTTGAGAGTCATTCACAGCATTATCTGCCATAGTTCCAATGTCATCTCTATTATTACGTGCAATTTCCAAATCAGTCATATCTGCTATATGTTGTTTAACTTTTTCTATTAATGATTTACCTACATCAAATTTATCTCCACGTTCTAGCGAATCCCACAAATCATCAGTCACTTCAGTCAATTCAGCGGGTAGACGTTTTATAGGAGTAGTAGATTTTGATCCATACTTATGCATTATTTCATCGGTTGCAGTTGGTTTCTTAGATTGAAATTCAGCTTCTATCTCATCTTTTATTCCCTGTAATCTACCTGCAGGTTTGAATTCAGGATCAATCTGCATACCACGAGTTAGTTCAGCTTCAGTAGGTGGACGATTGAAATATCGACGCAGATTCCACCATAGTGTGTTGGGATCGAATTCACCTGATTCATCTCCTAATAGTTTCTTTCCAAGATCTTTAAGTTTCTTCCATGCATTCAGATCAGTAGCTTCAGGTGGATGCGCGTCCTCTGATTTAAGGAATTCAACTATCTGATCATCTATTACTTTAGATGGATCTACATCTTTTGGCTTAGTGAAATCAAATTCTCTCGGCCCACCAGCTTCAACACGCACGGCCATACGTGGATCCATTTGTCTAGGATTCATCACAGATTGTGATCTGATGGCATTGATATCACCTGATGGTTGAGTTAGATATCCATCAGGTAACTGTGAAAGAGCATCCATCATAGGTGATGAAGGTAGCTTACCTTGCATAGCCTGTTCAAATCTAGAGCCTGTACCCTTAGATGGAGTTACTGCATTTAAATTAATTAGTTTTTCCTCAGCGATATTCATTTGTCGCTGAGCATCCATAGCTCCGTCCATATCACCAGCCGCGTGTAGTTCTACGGTTTTATCATACCATCGTTTTATTTCATTTTGTAGAACTTGAGCAGGAGTATTACCAAGATCGGCTAATCTTTCAGCTCTTTGTTCAGCAGTCAAGAATGGAGCTACAGCACCAGTAGTTTCACCGGGTTTTACTTGTCTTCTAACCGCCGCACCTAACTCCGCATCAGATGGATCACGTCCTAATAGTCTCTTAAGATTTTCAAACATTTCACCGGGAGTAAATGTACCTGTTTCATTTCCACCAAATTCACTAGTTGCATCATTAACCATCTTCTTAAATTTACGGAAAATGTTAGTAGCTGAATCAAATTGAAATCCAGCAGCTGTCATTTTACTGAGTTCAGCAGGTGTAGGTGTTTTAGGCCACTTAATCTCCATATCGGGATTAATTGATGCACCACTAGTTTTAGCTACTTCAGGTACGTCAGGTTCACTAAAAGCTAATTCTTCACCAGCAGCATTCACCATTGGGGCTTCTTCAACAACAGTAGATTTCTTATTCCGCATATATTTTTCAAATGCGGTAAGTGGTCTACCGGGGTCTACTGCTGTAGTGGGAACAGGCTCAGGCACTTCTTCACCCATCATTCCATATTTATCCATTGCACTAAGAGGAGCTTCATTGACAGTAACTGGAGGTGGAGTGTATTGTGGCCCATTTTTCCAATTCTGATAAGGCTCTAATATTTCTGCATCAGGCGGATTAAACTCAGATTCTAATATTGGATCAGTAGTTTCATTAACAGTCGTTTCCTCAGGATCCCATGCATTACGATTAGTACTCTCTCTGAATTGTCTTAATTCAGGTACTTCTGAATCAGGTGGATTGATTGGTGATTCCATTATAGGATCACGCGCGCCACCTACTCTAGTTGAGGATATACGAATGATAGGATCTTGTGCATCTGGTGAATTCCGACCCCAGAAATCTTCTAATTCACCTCGTGTAATGGATCCGTCGATGTTGCGTATCCATTGTCCGCCACGTTCTATTGCACCACCAGCTGCACTTTCAATACCTTTAAGAAATTTAGGTGCTCCACCATACTTAGCACCAAGTACAGCAGCAGGAAATCCACCGTATTTATATCCGGCAGCACCAGCAAGAGTTCTAGTTCCAATATCTGTAAGTGGGGAATAATTCTTCATTACTCTGCCACCAAACTCAACACCTCTACCTACTCCCTTAGCTAAATCTACTCCAGAAGGTAATCCAGGTACATTACCAAATAAACCTTCTGTCATGGCAGGTTGACCTGTCATTTGTCCTAATGCTTCACCAAATTCATATGGATGCGCGCCTGATTCCTTACCTAATTCAATTAAATGTCCTATTGATGGAATTAGGTTCTTACCAGCTTCCTCTGCTGGCATATCTTTACCCATACCATAATGATATGCAGCATATCCTAATGGATTGGCAGTTGCCATCATTTTGGCACCTTCCATCAATCCATGAGGTAAATTTACTATAGCACCATGAAGCCATCCTCTAGATGATTCATCAGAGGCGCGCATAGCTTCGCCACCAAACATAGATTTAGTGAATCCACTCATCCAATCTGTTGGCCCAGTATATGGTGGTGGTTGCTCAGGTGGAGCCGCTGATATAGGTGGCCCAACTTCCTGTGATTCAGATTCATTAATATTCGCATTAGCCCTACCCAGAGCAGTTTTTACTTCATCTGGATATGCTGCCTTAAATTCTTTAATAAATGTTGCAATATTTTCTTCAGGTTCGCCGGCATCAATCATTCTCTGAATACCAGCTTCAATTCTAGTTTGAGGTTCTTGAGCCATTATAAACCTCCATACTTTCTAAGCATTTCACCAGTAGTAGGTTTTCCTTTAGGAGTGACGGCGACATTTTCTTCACCTTCACCCGGTTGCATAACCTTCTCTAGTTTTTCCATAATTGCAATTAGTTCAGCAGTTAATTCTCCGGGTTCCCTCGCCCAGTCTAATGTAGATGCAGCACTTTCAAGTACATCTAATTCTCTACCTGTCAACTGTCCGAATCCAGTTGCACCAGTCTTAGATTGTGCTTTCATATCTCCAATTAATTCAAGAGTCAATAAATCTTTTAATCTCTTTTGTAATGCTACTGCACTACGTTGTGGAGATTCAGGTAGAAATTGAGCCGGATCCCAATTTTTCCAACCTGCTCCAACTCTAATTTTAGGATTCATCGTAGGTGATCCCTTAGCATCTTTTGGCATTACTAAGAAATCATCTTTAATTAATTTTAGTGCTCTGGCAGTCATACCACGAACACGTGCCAAATCATCTCCTCTAGCAGGAGCTACTTCACCAGGTGCTCTATTACCACTCGGTACTTTCTTTATAGGTGTGCCACCTTGTACGGGTGTTTGTGTTGGAGTATCCGCGCGTGGATTAATAACTACTGGGTTACCCTTTTCATCAACATTCAATATAGCACCAGAGGCTATATTTCTTGCATTGGCAGCAGCAGCCATAGTTTCAGTTCTTTCCTGAGCTGCAATCAATTTAGTCATATCACTGACTCTGTCAGTATCAATTTTAGTAACTACAACTTCACCAGTTCGGGGATTTACATATTTTACTTTAGTACCAGTGAAATCAAACTTCAAATCAGGATTCGTATATTTGAGATTTTGCAAATCTACGTTTTGTTGTTTGATATCTTCAGTAGCTTTATTCTTCCGTTCAGTTTCATCTAGCCGCCGCGTATCATTTCGTTCTTTTATTTCAAGAGCCGCTAGATTACGTGAATTTATGTTTCGCTGATTTTCTTGAGTAGAAGCCACTTCAGCAGGCTTAATCTGTTCTTTCCAATCCTCTAGTTCACGATTGTATCCCGCGTATTTAGCTTTCTCAGCAGCATCCTGACCACCAGCAATATGACGACGTACATTACCTAGATACGCGCCAGCACCAGCCAATTTATCCATGAAAGTGGGATCACCACGTTCAGGAAACTGATCTAGTAACTGTTTGAATCGTTCACTAGCTACTGTTTCAGGTGCATATAATGGATCTGGAGGTTGATCCATAACACTAGCTACTCTAATGTTTTGAATGTCATTTTGGGGTTCAAATAGATCATCATATGAACCTTCATACAAATCAGGTTCAGGTAAACCAAATTCAAATGGTCTCTTAGGTCTATTGCTGCCAAGTGGATAAATAGCCATGATTAAGGCCTATTCTGTGTTGGGGCTATTGGATATCCACCAGCTATTGGTCTACTAGGTAATGGGCCAACAGGTTTCTTAGGCCTGTTTCTAAATTGATTAACAATTCCAGTACCCACATTAATGTAATCCATTACATCATTAACTCTGTTATTGAATTGATCATACGCGCCGGTCAAATTCTGGATTTGAGTACCAGCATTCAATAGATTTGTACCATGTCCAGCAGCCTGATTAGCTGCATTTAATGCTTGAGTACCAAACATATTAGCCATACCTGGAGTGGCTCCATACATTCCAGCTTTACCAGCTAATGAACTCTGTAAACCCTGTAATCCGAACTGTTTACCCTTATTACGAGCTTCAGCTAATGTCGCCTCTACATTCTGTGTTGCATCAGCACTAGCCTGACCTCTCTCCCTAGCCATCTTCACTAGTGATGCATTAGCATTAGGTGAATATCCACCTTGTAGCGATCGATTCCTCTGTATTTCTCTCTCAGCGTTAGCATACGCAGCTCTGATTGGGCTAACACCTCTAGCGCGCATATTTGCTATGTCTTCTTTTGAATATCCACCAGTTGTAGCGAATTCTCCATAGGTAGACATTTCTCCTTGCTGCCCACCACTACTATCCCCCGGCCCTCTTTCACCCCGTTCATATGCAGCATGCCAATCACCTATATTTCCTCTATTTTGCCATTGTGCTGGCCCACCCCATGCGCCTAAATCAACTGTTTCACCATTAGGCATTAACATGCGCGGCCGTAAATCACCCCTAGCCTCATTTTGCAAATGTATTCCCATCGCTTGCAATTGAGGTTGAGCAGCTTTAAGAGCTTCAGGAGTCATTCCATTAGGGAATAACCTCATAATAGCTTCTTGACTAGGTGCCACTCCTTGAGGAGGAGGAACAGGCATAGTATTAGATGTGGGTGGCCTACTTTGAGGCATACCCATTATGGTGTCATAACCCTGATTTATGTTACCATAATCATTCCAGCCCTGCTCATTAGCACGGCCCATATTTCGGAAAGATTCATCTATATATGGATTATATCTACTATCTATTTGTTGACGTAGAATATCCTCCTTGGTCATCTGTCTACCGCGAGGATCGGTTCCGTAAGCCATAAGTTTCTCCTACATTATGATGACAAATTGCGTGGTCTCGGTAGACACTGGTGCAGTAGATACAGACGAACTAAGTAGTTCAACGACGTATTGACTCGTTCTAATAGCCGGAAATGGTAATGATAGCGTTTCAATTACATCTTGAGTAACTCGAATATCAGTTGCTGCAGCAGGTTTAAATACAGCAACAGAAGCAACTGCATTATCAGTACCCCCCGAAAAATTCCATTGTGGATTAACAGTTGTAATAGTTGTTTGAATATCATATGCTGTAGCATTACCAGCATTTTTACTAAGATTAGGTAAATTAACTGTTATTGTTGAAACAGTTGCATTACCATGACGTAAAGTAGCGATAACTAATGAATTATTAACAGCCGGAGTAACTGTTCCACCACTCAATGGCCCAGAAGTACCCCCTGCAAGACCATCTACTTTATCAAAGGGTGCGGTAGTATCAACATTTGCAAATGCATGTACAATTACAGTAGGCCATGAAGCAGCTGAAGAAGATACAGTAAAAGTATGACCTGCACCAACTATAGCATTTTTAGCATAAAAAAATTGAGTACCTGATGAGGAAAAATTACGATATACTGTTAATCCAATCCATGTATTTCCTTTATTATCACTAACCGAATTAGTAGGTATATTCCAATCAGCCCAACCAAATGACACAACAAGTAAATTAGCACCAGTTGTGTCAACAGTTGGAGTCGTTACTCCAGTAGTAGTCCAACCCGGACTAGAAAAATCTGCATAAGTTGATGCAATAAAAGCGATAGCCATCAGACTGTTTTCTTATATCCGAATTCAGCCGCATTAAAATTAGCTTCAGTAATTGGAACACCCGGAGCTATTTCTGTAGCGATTTGAGTTCCATATGCATAACTAGTTCCCGGATTTATATTTGATCCAGTATTATTCGTTCCACTATGTCGAATTACTGGCGCTATACTAGCCGGCCCCGCATCCATCTTCTTCAAATTCAAATTATGCTGAATACCATACAATGTAGCTCCAACGACGGGTGCATCTTGTGTTACAAATGTATCGATTGCATTTAATGTAGAAGTTGAATTATAATCAATGTCATCGTTAGGATTAATATCATCTACAACTTGATAATTAAGAGCAGAAGAAGGAGTCCATCCAGTAGTAGTACCAGCAGCGGTGGGTAAACGCGCATCTACTCGCACATCTCCCAAGAAATTATTCCAAGGAGCGGCACCAGTAGCATCACAAATATAAATATCATCATAAGTAAAACTTCTACCAGAACTTGCATTAGTACTAGCATCAGCTATATGTTGTCCAAAAATAATAGTAGGAAAGGATGTTCCTGAAATATTTAATGTATCTAATCCAGTTAAACTAAGTACAGATATACCGTTATATTGAACATCTATTGTTCCACCAGAATTAGCTATAAAAATCTTACATTCAATATAAGTAAATACACCTGTAGATAAAGGAGTAGATACTGTACCAATTGTAGCAGCTCCACGTGTTACTGCCATTGTTAAATCTGAATTTAATTTTAATGCATTATTTAATGTAGCTGTATTATCAAGTATTGCTGCAATTTGAGTCGAAACTGATAATACTGCACTTGGATTGAATGCAAATCCCATTATAATAGTATTACCGACAATATTTAGTGATTTAGAAAGATATCCTTGGGGTGCATTATAAGTTCCAGTAACCCATCGAAATCCACTAGAACTATGTCGTCCAAATGAACCTATAGCAATAGTACCACTTGCACCACTAACACCAGATGATCCCCATTTTTCATTAATATCAGCAGTTAGATAATGATCGAATGAATCCATGAATAGGAGGGCCATGATTACTCCGGTTTTACGACTGAAAATTGAATTGCTTCTCGATTAGTGACTAAAGCTGATGCACCATCATCTAATTTATTAATTCTAAATCCAAAATCCGGAAAAACGGTAGAACTAGTAGTAAATGCACCTAAGTCAGTTCGAGTTGCACCTAGTAAATAAAATGGAAATGTTAATCTAAAACTAGAATTTAAAAATGTAATAGTTTGAATAGTTCTATTTCCAGTTGTAGTAGGTCTATATGATATTGCATATTCAGTATTAGCTTGCAATTCTGTTTCAGCAATATCTATAATAGTATATCCAGCAATACTTCCAACTAATCCTACAGATGTGGCAAGTAAAGTTGTAGTTACTAAATTAGTAACAGTAGTAAGTGGATTCTGTATTAAATGTACAGTTGCATCCTCCCCAGAATCTTGCTCACCTGCGGTAATATAAAGAGCATTAATTGTACATTTAAATGGAACTTTAAAAATAAGAGCATATTCATCAGGAGTTGAACCTGAATTAAGTGTAGTAACTGATGTTATAGATGATGGAATCATAAAATCACCAAAATATCCCATAGTACCATCATCAAATTGAATAGCAATACAAGGTGCATGATTATTAGTAGCATTTCTGGTTGGGCCAGCTCCTATATCAACAGTAATATAGGGAAAATTTCCTGTAAGACCATCAACAGAAGTGGTATTAATATTTAATGAATCAGTTCCATTTCTAACGGTCATTTCAATTATAATTCCAATTATATCACCATGATTAATTGTTTTAGTTCCAGATGACATTAATACTTCTTTAACACTATCACTTGGAATTGTATCAGTTCCTTGTACTAAATCATCATATACATCATAAGTTCCATCTTCGATTCCAGTACCAGTATTAATGTCTTGAATTCCTACTCGTATTGTAGAACCTACCGAAGCCCAAACTTGTGTTCCTGGTATAAAATATATTTTACCACCAGCAGAAGAAATAGTCTTACTAGTACCCAGACCAGAAGTAAGATATATTTTACCAATAAAACATAGACTTTCACCTACAGCATTTATCTGAAATACATCGCTAACCATTCCATAATTTAAAAAAGGTCTAATTAACAAACCTAAATTATTAAAAAGAGATGTTAATGCCATAATTAAGCCGACACTTTCAAATTCATAGAAATCTTTTTAATGGTTGACACTGAATCTACATTAAATGCTAAGATATCACCTGCCGTAATTGATATAGTCCATCCAGTTAATGTAGTACTTTGATTCTTAATTGCTGAACTGATGGTTGGTTTAGCAGATGCAGTAATAGAATCACCAACTACAGGTGGATAATTTGCATATGTATCTTTCCATACATCAAATACAATACTCCCAGATACATCAGCTAAAAGAGTCCATCCCGTGATAGTACACGCGAATGGAATCTCAATATATCCCTTCAATCCAGTTGTAAGAACTGATCCACCACCATCTACTGTAACTCCAATTAATCCAGCTCTAGCTGCTCCAACAGATCCATTTGCAGCTAATGTAATTCTACCCTTAGAATCGACTGTAATATTAGCGTTAGTATACGCGCCGGGAGTTACTGCTGTATTAGCCAATGTAGCCGCTACTGAACCTGATCCGGGGCCAGCGGTTACATCACCTGTTAACTGTGTAATTCCACTTCCACCAGCACTCCCATTTGAAGCGGCTGTAAGCCGTCCGTCAGCATCAACTGTTAAATTCGTATTTGTATAACTACCCGGTGTTACAGCTGTATTAGTTAATTCTGATGGGCCTACAGTCGATAATGTAGCTAATGTACCTAATCCTAAATTAGTACGCGCGGTTGCAGCAGAGTCTAGATCTGATAGATTGTTGGCCCGTTGCGCGTATCTAGCGTCTCCTTGAGCTTCACTAATTCCACCACCAGTTTGGCTGATATTTCCACCCTGAAATTCAATTGCATCGAGATAGAATCCCTGACCACCGCCGAATACACTGATACGAACTTGATCAATAGTTGAACCAGACGGAATAGCGAATGTAGTGACTGGAATTGCAACTAATTGATAATCGGCTGTAATTGATGAATCGAATCCAAATGTTCCAGTCCGATTGATTGTAACTGGATTACCTATCTGAACTCCTGCATTACGTAGAGTGATAGTAAGCCCGCGTCCGTTAGACCATGTAGCCTTGGATCGAATATAAAGAATCAGATTATTGAAATTATATGGAACTATTGTTCCAGTTCCTATCTGACCCTGAACATATCCATTTACTGAAACTGCTGTTGCTTCGATATCCTTCGTCGATGGTGCTTTAGGATTATTCGTTGAACTAGTATTCCATCCTGTACCTGATGTAGTCCAATTCCACTCTGCAGGGGATCCAGCCGCGTCTGCATACAATACTTCAGTAGTAATAGTTGGAGCCGTTGATGCAGCCTGAACTAATACAATACCTAATTTGAGCTGAGTAGCAGGATCAATATCTGGTTCAGATGGATTGACTGCCGGTGTACCAGTTTTCTTGAATACTACACTACTAGTATTGACACCAATCGCATCAAGACGTGGATTAGTTGGATTCGCGGCATCTAATGTGATTACAGTTTCTGGACTATTATATTGAACATTCTGAATGAAATATAATGCCGCCGAAACACGAAAATCATAGCCTGTAAGCCATGTTATGATACCACCACTGACTAGAAATGTACCGCTAGTATTACCCCCACTACCTCCACCACCTCCAGCATCACTAAATGATTCCCAAAGTGTACCGTTAGATCTCTCAGTGATTAGAGTATCGGTGGAATAATACAACGTACCCGGAGCTACAGCTGTAGCTAATGGTTTAGCAGAAGATGGCCCGCGTTGAATTACGTCTTGGAGTCTAGAAGCCATTATATTGTCTCAACTAAAACGCACCGACACCCCATAATTGACGTAAAAATTGAGTAAAATTTTTAGGTTCAGGTAACGCTTGATTTCCAGAACCAATTTGAACTACTAATTGCTCCAAATCGGAAATACCAGATTTCAATATTGCAATTTCATTAGGTGTATAGCCTAATTCAACTAAGCTAGCTTCATCTGAAGAATCAAGAAATCCCTTAAGTGTAGTTACATCTCCTGCTAATCGTTGGAATGCTCGGGCCATATCTCCAGCTCGATTGTCAATTTCTTGTTTTGTAACTGGTAAGCCTACAGCCATGTTATCTCCCTATTGAATTTCATAAATAACAGTTGAATATAAGTTCAAAGTACCTACAAAAGGTGTATTATCAATCTTTGAACAGATAATATAACCATTGCCCCAAGCTAATGAAGTTCGTAACCAAAGATTAATTACACCACTATTATCAGTAGAAAATCCTGGATGCGAATTTCCATCTGGTTCTTTAGCTGCCAAAAATGGTGGAAGCATATGTACTAAAGTTGCTCCAGCTGTAACTGTACCACCTATTACAAATGACCATATACAAGTTTTACCTATCAATGTATAATGATTTATAGGTACACTAACTGCTGTAGTTGACCAAGGTCCATTATTACAATTAAAATTAGCTGCATTGTATGGGATATTAATCCATTCTCCCATTGGTACTGCACGATTATGTTCATACACACCAAGACGAGAAAGAAGAGCATTAGCCCATATATTAGATTCTACATATAATCCTGTATTTGAATATAATCCATAACTACCATGACTAGCCAAATACCAACTACCCTGCTGAGTCCAACTAGTATCAAATCTACCGGGATAAACAGGTCCATTAGTTAATATATCACCAGCTACAGTTATTCTTGGTCCAACAGCTAAACTACCGTTAATAGTTTGATTTAGGGTAAAGGTATTAGTTTGATTTTTAAATGCAGCATCATTATTAATAATAGCAATATCTTGGGTATTTTTAGTTATATTTGTATCAATAGTAGATAATTTAGTAGGTAATCCATTTACTTGATTTTGTGCTAATAACAATACGTCATTACCACCTAATTCATGGGTTGTATGATGTGGTACTGCATTACTACTACCCGGATCTCCTTTATCTCCCTTTGGCCCCTGTGCTCCAGTATCACCTTTCGGCCCCTGTGGCCCCATAACTCCCTGCATACCTTGTGGGCCAACTGGGCCTACATCACCTGTATCACCTTTTGGCCCTTGTGCTCCAGTTGGCCCTGTTGGCCCTATTTCACCTTGTGGGCCTTGTATAGAAGGTATAAATTCTGTAGCCTTAACTACTCCAGTACCGGGATCAACAGAATGATCTACACCTACAGTAATTCCACCAGATGGGTGAATCTTAACATGATCTTCTAGAACAGGTGAAAGTCCAGTCTTAAATTGTAATGACTCGGATTCAATGATTAATGGTTGATAAGTTTGTACTTCATAGTTACCACATGCAATTCGACCTAATTCCAAATCTTCATCATGTCGTAATGACAGACCAGATTGATAATTAGATGACATTAACATCCGACTACCAGTTGGATCGCCAATTAACTGATTAATTTTATCTAATTGTGCTTGTGAAACAGGAGTAATTGTTCCAGTTACAAACAAGTCACCATCTACCGTTTGATCTCCTTCAAATATATTTGGTTGAGTGATCCATGCAGCGGCTGGAATTTCATCAACTCCACCTGGCTCATGTGTAGACGCGTGTGGTGTTAATGCACCTCCACCGCCACCAGTTGATGCAAATAATTCCCAACCAGTTCCATTACTTCTCTCTAAAAAGCCAGTATCGGTAGAATAGTACAAAGTTCCAGACAATACATTAGCTGCATTAGGCTTATTGACAGCCAAGCCAACCCGATGAATGAATTCAGTTTTTCTGTAATCTTGTGGCGGATTTAAGCTCATGGTGTAGGCACAAATACTGCGATACATTCACCGTTTGCGAATATCAGGTTAGTTTCATCTAAATCACCGTCAGTTAATGGAGTCCAATATCCTAATCCAACAATTTCATCAGGTGTCAACTCATCAACTGGTTCAGGAACACCGATTTCATCTAATTCATCATCTAATTGATCTAATCTATCTACAGTAATCCCCTGAAACTGAGTTAGTCGTTCAATTAGGATTTGGACAGTCTGATAGAGTGCATTATCAGTCTGTTTAGACTGACTTAGTATACCCTTTAAATCAGCAAATTGAGGTTGCTTCTTAGGAGGTCGATATGCCATCTAGCTACCCGGATATGAAGTAAATACTTCCTTCGTGTAGATAACGATTCGATTAATCCGAAAGTGTTCATCCAATTGAGTCGTACCAATTGTAAATGATGCGCGCTGTTCCATGAAATTCACTAATCGAGTTGGAATGATTCGATTCTGCAGATTCATTTGAAATGGAACTAATGTTTTACTTCTCACATCATCCAATGAATGAACTGACATCTTTAATTCTCCAGTTCCATTGACTCGAATGCGAATCGCAGCGAAATGTGATACATTCTCGCCTAAACTAGCTTCACTGATTGCCGCGCCTTTACCCATGTTATTCTCCGATTAAAGCAGTCTTAATCGTAGGATTAGGAATCTTCTTTTCTGCGGGATAATATGTATCATGTGCCTTAGCTGGATTAATAAAATATATTCCACCAAATTCTGCTGGTAATGGTTCAGGATCAGGCCCGCCACCGTATGGAGGCAAGGCAGGTGGAAAGATAATAAATGGACATGATTCAGGTACACCAAATAGAAATGTGGGTTCTGTCTCTGAAGCAAATCCATTACTACTAGAAGTAGTATCTAAAGTAAATTCATGTAATCTAACACCATCACTTATTCTGAATTCAATTAATTGTGATTCAAATAAATCATTATATGTCCACATCCAAAATGTAGTATAATCTACTCCATACGTAATTCGATTAATATCTTCAAAATCTGCAAAATACGTCCTAATTACTGTACCAGTTGGACTGTATAGGATAGCTTTAGCACGTCTATCTGGATTATCATTAGTAGCAGTATACATAGTTATGATATTATCACCTGGTAATACTAGAAATTCATTTCCATAAAATCCTTCTCCATAATAATATGTCCAATTTCCAGTAATATCAAATAACTCGTAAGGAATATAATATGCATCTAGTACTGAAGTCGATTTATGGAATTTACTTATTCCTTCACCTACTTGTATATAAATAATATCATTATCTACAATCGATGGAGTAATAAAAGTGATAGTACCCGAAGTTGGTACAGTCCAAGTAATTGATCCAATTGTACCAGTTGTAGAAACTGTAGTTATCTTTCCTGAACCTTCAATATAGAATGTATCTATACGATTTGAACTGATAGGCGAGCGTAATCTATTTCTAAACGACCATGTTAAAGAGGTAATTTCTAATATATTTTCATCATATAACCATAATTTAGTATGGTCGGGATAACCTTCTGACCATAATGATATTCCATTTGTTAATACCGCAGCAGATTCACCATGTGGAATAAATGAACGAAGTTGAGTTGGAGTTCCATTTGGATGTAATAGAGTTGCTGGATATCCAGATATATCATTACTAATTAATGGTGCTCCCGCTGGTAATGCAGTATTCGGAGTAAGTTGAAATTTGATAGTAATTGGTTGATCTGGTATATATTCAACTCCAATATAGCCATTTTCTATCGATATATAAATTATTCCTGTACTAGGAACTGCAATTGATTCTTCAAGAAAAAACTCAACTATATTTGTTGCCGTACCATCTTGTAATATACCTGTTGTAGGATCGGCAGGTAATTCTTTATAGAATTTAATTTTAGGTCTATAAAGAAAAAATGGAGATGTTGTAATACCTTCAACCCATGCGCCAATTCCAAATTGACCACTTAATGTGAATTTAAACCATACTTTCTGAGGATTAGCCAATCCAGATAAATCTATAGTATCATTAAAGGGCATTAATCCAGTAAGATCAAATGCTGCTGCTGGACTAGTATTCGTCGGAGGAATTGGCATTATCGTTTAACCGGAGAAAACGGATCCTTTTTAATTGCAGCGTTCACAGTTGCATTTAGTCGAATAAATGGATGGAATATTTCAGCATGATTATTTTCACTAAATACTATTGGAATAGACACATCAAATGTTTCAGTATTAGATTGTTCTGCTCCAACAGGAATTGCTACATACAGAACACAAGGAAATTGTTGTACTTCATACACTATTCCTGCTTCAAGTACACCCGATCCCCTTTTCGGAAGTAAAACACTCATATACCCTCAAATACTCCAAGAATCACTTTATTAGTCTCAATTAGACAACAGCATGTAACTTTCGCATCAAATAGCCATTTAGCCCATCGAATGTTCTTAGCATCCATTCCATTTCCGTAATCGGCATGAAGCATAATATGTTGATTTGGTGGTGGAAGTGTCATCCACACTTTTTTCGATAAACTATCATTGACGATTTGAATGTAATGGAAATTGTTTCGATCCATTCCCATCCAGGTATCTTCGATTTTGAATGACATTTCAGGCCGCGCATACGTGCCATTGAATATCATCAATCCAGACCAATCAGCGATGAGGAGGAAGTCAACATTAACTCCACCTGAATCAAGAACTGTAGCAACACCATGAACAGGAGCACCAACACCTTGGTCGATAACTTCTTCCTGCCATGATGATGGTTCTTCTTGATTGTCTGAGTATCCGATTGTTCTGCTCTTCTTAAACGCATACAGAATATCTCGAAATTCCTGTACATTCGTTACAGGATTACCATCTAGAGGTACAATGATAACTCCTTCAATCTTACTAATAGCTTCAGGTTCACCGGGCCAACTAACACGCACCAATGATCTGTTATCAGTCACTCCGGGCGGTAAATCAGCTAATGTCTCAGTAGTTCCATATTCTCCACCGATACACAATCTGCTGTGATAGGTGGTAAGACATACACCTGATGGAATTTCACTGAAATTATCGATTAAATGACTAGCATCACTGAGTAGATCGATATCGAAGTATTCGACTACTTTCGTGGTGTCAGTGTTGTTATCAATATTCCCTTCTGGAATAAAGAAGAATTGATATCCGTCTTGATCTCCACTGTATTCGGGGATCCACTTAGTCGAAACGAGGTGTCGTTTCTTAACATAAGCATTTGGAGATACAGGTATGTTACTGACGAGGATTTTATGCTCACCATCAAATTCCAATGAACCGAATACTTCAGGCCCAAGTGCTGTCAAGTAACCAGTATCAGTCTCATAGACTACAGCTATGATATGAAATCCAAAATCAGTTCTACCTGCTACATCGTGCGCGACTGTTAATGGCCCACCAGTAGGAGGAGGCCCACCAGCTTTCCTAGCAGCAGTTCCATCACCTTTGTAGACGTATAAGAACTCATTTTGAATTCCTAGCTGATAATTTACACCTTGAGAATTAGTATACGTTTTAAAGGGTGTAATGAATGCACGTCCAGCTATAGCTACGAATGCAAAATCAGTCATTGCCGCAATAGTCAGAATCGGCCCATGTGTAATCGATGGCCCAATGCAATGATAAATTTTACCACCTTCAACTAATACAAGTAATGATTGACCAGTCTGCATCACATAGTCATATACTCTCAATACTTTCTGTCCTAGTGGTGTACCAGTCTGATATTTATCTATAGGATCACGAGTCTCAAATCCCGAATTAAAGTATTGAATGTTATCAGCTTGAATGAAGTGATCAGACGGAGCAGATTCATCATCTCCACGATCCCACAATCCATTAAAGTCTTCAATTACAATTGGTTCGTGATCTCGTACTCCGGGCATTAGAAGCCTCCACGAGCCTTATAGGATGCTCTAAAGGGTCGATGACGAGTAGACATTTGCTGTCTACCCTTATTATCGATACTAGCCATTCGTTCAACTGCTAGTTCGGCTTCACCATTCAATAATTGTGCTCTACTCTCATTTTCTCCAATGAATTGAGACAATAAAGCAGCAGTTTTATAACTCAAGTAACTACGTGCATTAATAGTTCCAATTATTGAATTTTCATCAGTTGCCTGTGCAATAGCTTGACCTACATACCTTAATTCAATCTCACGCGCGCCAAACGCACCAGCCGGATTGAATTTAATGATTTGATTCTCCCAAACCCAATACATCAGTGAATTAGCTCTAGGAAACTCTGATACGAATTCTCTACGAGCCATTCGAATATACGAATCATTACTCCCTGCCATCCTTTCACCGATTTCCTGTATTTCCACCAAATCTGATGGATAGTGTGGTAAATCTGCATGTTCAAAAGGAGTTAATTTAGTTGTACCGGCAGGAACAGTTATGGCGACTGACGTTTGATTGGTTGGGGAAGCATTTGATTCCTCCAATAATTCAACCAACTCATCAATCGCCATATTCAAGTATGCGAGTTGTGCTGCATAAGTGTAATCAGTTTTGGCAGGGTCATTCATTAGAGCTGCTGCCCTATCCATCACCTCACCTGCCGTTAATGATGTTGTGCTCATGTTATAGTGCCCTAAAGTGATTCAATTTCTGCCAGTAGACATGCGTAGTAGGAATATCAGATTCCATGCTACGATAGTCTCTAACAATTTCCACAAGTTCCTTCAGAAGCTGTTCTTTTTCATCTTTACGTTTACTTGCGTCCTTGGTGAACGGATCCTTGACCTGTACCTGATACGGCCCCTGTGTTCGCTCCAACTTTTCCTTCAGTGTTGGCAGCTTTGGTGGTTCCATCGGTGGCTTGCTTTCCATCATGATCTCTAGCCTCCTGAACTTTCTTATCGTGTTGATCGATTAGTTCTTTAACTTTAGCCTGTACTTCTTTAGACTTAGCTTCATGCTCTCTCTTGAGATCTTCTTCTTTGTCAAATTCTTTCTTAGACTTAACGACTACAACATATTCTTCACCATCACTAGTAAATTCAAATGCAGTCATGGGAACCATGTCATAGGTGCCATAGTTACCGTCGCGTGTGACTACACTAAGTGTCTTCTTCTTGAAATTGAATCCAATTTCATTTACATCCGTCTCGAAGAGTTTAGTTCTTCGACCCGGCCCGGTATATCCTTCGATTGCATATACACTACCCATTGTTCTGTCTCCTTACTGAGCGAATGTAATTCCGAGCTGCTTTGCCAGAGCTGGATCAGCTATAGCTTTACAAGTCTGGCAAATTGGGAATTGCCCATTACGTAGTGACCCACATGCGACACATCGAACTAATGCAGCAGTTTGAAGGTCGCCAAGCCACGGTTTATTCTCAATATTCAATTCTTTACATGCAAGACGCGCATCATCGTTGATTGCGAGTGGATTTCCATTAGTTCGTGCCCAAAGAATATCAGCAATACGAACTAATTCCATATACCATGCTTTTTGCTGTGCTTTCGCCTTAATTAGCATGTTTGTATGGTCTTTTTTCAGTTTTTCAACGGTATATTCGCCTGGAACATAAAATAATCCCGGCATTCTATCCGCCATATCACATGCAAGTAGCCCATTACAGTAATCAGCTACAATTGAATCGGCAACTTGTACTGAACTGACTGGAATTTCAAGTAATGGTTGATCCTGATCGATTTCACGCCACCAACTACTAGATCCGACGACAAGTACAGCCGGATTTTCAAATGTTCCGGGCTTAATTTCAAATACTCCCGGCTGAATCGTAATCTTAGTCTCAAGAATAGGCTTCGGTAGTATGCTAACTACAGTAGCCTTATCCATTGGATTGATAGGCGCGCGTATAATTCGACGATGTGGTGATTCTAAGCCGGGAAAATTACCTACTTGCATCACTCTGCTCCTACTTCTTCATAAACAGCTTCAAATTCATCTTTAGGCATAACATCAAGATCGCCAGCATCATCGACAACCAAATAATCTCCAGCTTCACCTGTAAGAGATTTCTTCGGAGCCTCGTTCTTGATGATAAATTTCACATCAATTTGCTTTGCAAGCAGATTATTCTTCTTACGGTAACTTTTAAATGTCGTTAGTTCTCCTACTAACATATCATTCACCTTTTTCGTAGGTTTGTGGGACGACGATTGCCTGTTTGTATGCAAGTGCGTCTCCTGTTTCCGATTCGTTACCGAATAATTCCTGTTGCAACTTATCGATTCTCAGCTCTTTAGCTTCCGGTGACGTATCTTCGATGTATTTACGTAGACTCTTCTTACCTAGTGCCGCGTATAGAATGTCTACAACGACTTTTGTAGCAGTCCATATGGGTGGAAGTGCATTATTTTGCGCATCCCTATACGTCCATATGGGTTCATAACTTTGTTTTGCACCTGCTAGTTCCTGCATTTGTATCTCAGGAACTGCAACTAATCGTTCTAACACATAAAAATGCGGAAGATATGGATATTTTCTAACTTCACGAACCTCGGGATGTAGTAAATACACCCCGAGATCCGTGACTGGAACCAATCGTTTCTCAAATTGATCATCAGACCATACTATGCGGAATAACGGGAGGTTATTAGATGTATCTACCCCATAGTGGTCTATGAGCCGTTCATTCAATACTTCGATTGATTCCATTATCTACCTACTTCTTCGGGCCTGAAGGTGTATCAGTACCCTGACCAGTTTTAGTACCACCTTTATCGGTACCAGCACCAGTTTTATCGGGAGTTCCTCCGCCCTTACCGCCGGGATTATCTTTCTCGCCTGAGGTCGGATTGTTCTCTGACATTGTTTATACTCCTGAGTTAATGAGCCATTTGCCCAGTGTGCGCACATATACCATGAACACAGCACGATTCTGTGCCATAGCAATACCTACGTTGATGTTACCACTCGTACCGAGAGTTACTGCACCATCTACCGGAACTAAAATCAGGAACTGTGATACAGCAGATCCCAATCCCGGAATGATGGTATTAATTTGTGTACTTCCAGTGACTTTAACGATATCAGTTTTAGCTGTTATCGAAGCCGCGGAAGCTGTAGTTGCCTCTGTGAGTTTTGATACACTACCAGGAATCATGTCCTACCTCCACCTTCTGATTCCGTTTTTTAGCCGACTGGAACGTACTTCTGCACATTAGGATTGTAGATCAACAACATACATTGACCTGCAACTGATGCAGTAGTAGTGAGAATATTACCACCAGTAGCTACACCCGCAGTTCCTGCGAATTGAACTGCAATCATATGTGCAGTTGGAAGTGGCGGAGTAATAGTAGTTACCGCCACATTACCAGTCAACACATTAAGGAACGTCACCGGCGCAATAGTTGCCGCCGATGCGATAGTAGCAGGTTTAGGCTGAGTTGGCCCCTGTACTGTACTAAGCTGTTGCCAATCTGCATCATTCAAAGGCATTGTTAACTCCTAATAACCGACTGGTACTGCCAAGTTATCGATGTATGAGCAGGCAGCAGGGTTGGTGACGAAAGTTTGCATGCCTACGACCATATAGAAAATTTCTGCAGTAGCTACACCACCTGATGGCCCACGGATCTCAAAGATCTTCCTGCCATCAGTAGTATAGAATCCGATGGGTAGAATCTCAGCACGGCCCCATACTTCATCTACAACGAAGTCGATGCGCGTCTTATCCCACGAATAGTGAGGTTTAACTGACGCACCAGCCAATTGCATATTGTTTCCGAAATACAGATTCAACCCTTCATCTTTGGTTGTCTTCTGTACCGTCATAAGCAACTGACCAATTTCTTCGTATGCAGCCATCTGTGCTGGATGCAACCATGCGGTAGGATTGAAATCTTTATTAATTCCAACCCTGTTACCAATCTTATTCATTGCAAGCCTAGGGAGCGGCAATGTCATCGCTTGGCCGCCGGCATTAACTCGATTGGCTCGAATCTCTGGTGTGGTACTACGTGAGAATCCCAACCACGTACCAGTAGATGCATTAGAATGATGATATGGAACTCCATACAAACCGGGAAGGGCCGCAGGAGTCTGTAGACCGTTAGTAACGATCTTATCACCAGGAATTACACCAGCAACCTGTGGAGTTAGACTGATAGTCTTATTTTCCACATCATGCTGAGTAATTACACCACTACCACGCAGAATTGCTAGAGTAGCATCGAAGATCTGGACAGTCTGACCATAACGCATCAGACGCGCGCCGAATCCATCAGTAGTCAAACTAATTACATTTGAACCACCAGCAGGAGTATCAGTAGTAACCAGACCAATGACACCATCACCAGCCTGCATCAACTGACTATCCAACTGCCGACGCATCTCATCCAATGCAGTAGCTGTCAATCGACGAACTGAATTGACGATGGCTTTACGAGCATCATCAGTAGACCACTGTGACAACTTTGTGTATTCAATAACTTCCGTCAAGAATACACAGTTGACTACAGCCTTATCGAATGTCGGCCCACCACCTCGACCCAAATCTCCGCCATCTGGATTAAAGTAATGGAATGCTCCACCGGGACGCAATTCGAGAGGAATACGCATCTGACGGTTAGAGATTTTCTCTACGTCGCGTTTCTTAATGTGCGCGTAGAATGTATCATCACGTTCAAACAACACACGAACTTTTGAAATAACTTTTTCAAGCTCTAGTGCTGCTACCTGAGATTCGGTAACTGCCATGTTATTAGCCCCTTCTAGTCTTTCATTAATACATCTAAAGTACTCATCCCGCGCGGGATATCTTTCGGTGATTTAATCTTTCCACTAGAAGGGGTTGTGGATTTCCCATTACCAACTGGACTCTTCTTAGGAGTCGGTTCTTCTTTCTCTACAATATCATCATCATTCCTACGAGCCAAGCCGCGTAAAGCATCATTTCTGGCCTTTTTAATAACTGAAGGCAACAGTGTTTTAGCTTTGCTTAAATACGCTGACTTGATTCGATCTGTACTCTCTTTATCGAAATTCTTTTCAAATGCTTTCTCCCACAATTTATCCAACAGACCTCTAAATCGCGTATCTTTGGACATTAAATTTTCGAGAGTTTCTTTAGCATCTTTAGTTGCGTTCTTTTTTACATAATCAGTCATTGATCCCCTTGGATCTATATGCTGGTCAATTGTTGATTTCAACACATTGTCAGCTTTAGTCTGCAACTCATCTTTTACATTCTCAAACTGACCCATCACACGCGACTGTTCTTGTCTCTTGTATTCATCCTCCCTATTCTTCTCAGCAGGATTTGATTTAGGAGACAATTGTTGCGGCGGACTGAAATTCTGTGAACCAAATACGAATTGATTCAATATATTTGCGGCTGCTTGTAATGGGGCACCTTGTTCACCCAGATTACGAGCCTCCTTCACCATCGTAATGATAGTATCTTTTACGACATTACCCAATACGTGATAATATGCCTGTTGATCGACTTTCTTTAATGCAGGAAGATAATTATCCGCTATTTTAAGAAATGCTTCCTGACTTTCAGACTTTGCAGCCGCCAAAACATTTGAGATATCACCACTCATAATGTTTTGTTCAAACGTATCCATTACACGCGCTTTTTCAACTGCAGTCTTAGCATCCTGAATCGTTGGTAACAACTCAGTAAACTGTTGTTCTCTGTAATATGCCTTCTCAAGATAAGGAAAATCCTTAAATAGTTTAGGATATTTAGCTAGTATCTCTTTCCTGCGAACAGGCGTAGTTAGTTCTAAATCCTCTTCTGATGGCCCTTTTAATTCTTCTTCAATCTCTTTTAATTCGTCATCTTCGTCTTCTTTGACTTCCTCATCTTCGTCTTCATCGATTGATTCAATATCTTTTCCAATCGATTTATCAGTTTTTCCAATTTCGAGGATTTCGTCTGGTTCTTTAATGTCTTCTTCATTTAGAAGCTCAAAAGTTTCAGTCTCATCACTTCCACCCGAACCACTATCTTCAGGCATCATTAAATTATTGAATTGTCGGTGCATTTTGTCCTTCATTCATTTGAACCCCAGCATTAGACTGTGGTTGTTTTTGGGGATCTCTACCTGATGGAGCCTCAGATCCCGGTGGAGGCATTATTTGAGCTTGAGCTTCTTCCATCTGTTTCTGGAATATAATATCCTTATGCATCTTCATGTGTAGAAGGACATTCTTGTATCCATTAGGATTCTCTAGTTTACATAACCGACCCGCATCGGATACTAACCAACGACGACATATATCAGCTTCCAATTCGTGATTATCAACTTCCATATCAGCTTCAACTGATGGTACCTCTGTTGGTGGAGGGGGAGGTTGTCCCATCATCATAGCCTGTTGTTCCATCATTGGATCTGGTGGCTGCTGAATTGGCTCACTATTGACGAGCTGTTGTATTTCTTCATACTGTTTTTGTCTATCATCTTCACCAGGAATCACATAATCATCAAGTCCAATAGCTCGCTTAAGGAATGGAATATTCTCAGGAGTCATAAGAGTGCTCATAAGCATCTCATTATTCATCTTGAATATTTCCATTACTGAATCTTTTTGCTGATTCCAAGTGATTGGTAGATTTTCATTAGCTTCAAGTTCAATAGAACCAATCTTACCTTCAAGTTCAGCTTTACGAACGAAAACATTGATGAAATTGCCGAATTCATCTTTCTTGACCTGTTTTTCGTCGTCTTTAACTTCTTTGATATACATCGGTATAACTTTACCGAATATATCTTTCCACCAATGACTTAGCATCTTCCATGTAGTCTGTAGGCGCTGCAAGGCTTGGTTCTTAGACATGCTATATTCACTAGCAGTCCTAGAACCTGACATTTGACCACCAAATAGGCTCGGAAGAGCACCCGAAACCATTTGACCTATTTCTTGTACTTTTTGAGCAAATGGTAATACTTCTTGACTTAAAGTAGCTGTCTTAACTTCGTAAAAGCCTTCAGATAGAGGTCGCCCAGATTTTGGAGTGGCAGGGTAGATTCCTCCCGGTATAACCTCACTATTTCGATACGAATTGAAGTTAAGAACCTTTGGATCTGCGAATGTCTGTGGGATGCCATGTTCTATTGTCTGTAGAGTTAAACTAACTAAGTCGTTCGTAATCTCCTGAACAGAAGTAAGCAGCATCCCAATAGGGTCAGAATGGATATAATCACTAAGTGGATTGTAAGTAAGAGTCCAATGATCATCCATTGCTTGATTTTCAGCAGCGACCACATGATCATCGATAACACAGATTTTCACTCCATCAGGATATAATTTCTTTAAATCCTTTATTTCATCTTCGTCTCCGAGGATGTGATATGCGCTAGGTCTAATCCAACAATTTCTGACTGTGACATTGTGGATTGGATGTTCACCAAGATATTGGGGGGAGGTACGGCCCCATTGCTCGTATAGATCATAGTGAGCCGATCCGGAGTCCTTAATTTTATCTTTAAGATCTGGATACTGTTCGAGGACATTTGCGTAATGTGTCTCGTATGAATAAATTAGATATGAACACTCTTTTTGATTACGTGCCCATACGGGGACTTTTACAAATAGTCCACCATATACTTCCATACAGATGCGCGACTTAGGATGTTTAGTCACTCCAACTAATCTAGTCACAGTGAATGATTGTTGTGACTTTTGTGGAATTACTTGACGCCCACATGTCTCACATAATTCATGTTCAAATATTGGAGCTTCAGGATCGAATTCATCCTGTCTCTTTTCATCCCACAATTTAGCTGCGATTTCAGCTTCTTCAGGATCTTGTGGAATAGCATTAACTACTTCATCACTCATCTCTGACTGACAGAATGGACAAGTGAGAATTTCGTGATCTTCCTGAATTTCCTCGTATTTCTTATCTTCGTACATTCCATATTCTTCACTCTCCTTCGGATACACGTACATTGCAGTCATACCTTCGGTGCAATATACGAAGAGTGCGTGTACCCACAAGAGAGGAACATTATTATGTTTGAATACTAGTTCGGCTATCTTGTCACCTGCTTTAGCAGTAACGACATCCATAGGATTATCAGCGTCGTCAGGATAACAAGTAACAGGGGGGACAGTAACAGAAAGAGCAGCAATAATAGATTCCAGATAAGCTCTAAAGATGTTAACCGGCTTGTCGTAATATGCTTGATCTGTATCCTGACCAACTCTTTCACTCTCTGGTATGCGCCAATCATGCGCCACTTCAGAATAATAAGTATGTTGAACATTTTCCCACAATAGTTTCAGTTTACGCCATTGACGAATCTGCCGATCGCGCACACCTCTATCTTCGTCGTCGAAATGATCAACAATCTGTTTAAGACACTTTTTAGTTTCGTCTTTTAGTTCTTTTTCCATTAGTATGCATGTGCTCTATTTCGGCCTTGCTGAATCACTTGCCTAAATCTACTAGGTCGTGGTGCATCTCGCGGATCCGCGTATGGACTATTCATTGCTTGCTGATTTGGTTGACGTAAATTTGATATAATATCAAATCCTTGATCCGCCTGATTCATTCCTAAATTCTTCAAGAATCCAGTTAGTCCACCGCCTGCTTGATTAGGTTGTGGAAAATATGGTGGTGTCATTCCAGCATTATTATCACCAAATCCACCGCCACCAAGAATTTTACCCCCAAGTTTAGCCCCACCATACATTCCAGCAGCAGCATTAACTCCACCCATGATTTTATTCAATCCAGATCTACTAGGTGCAACTCCAGTCTTCAAGAATTCCTGCTGATCACTTCGATCTTCTAATTTATTAGCCAATCCACCAGTCATAGGAGCAGCCATTAATGACATGCCACCAGTAAATGGAGCTGCTACATATGGAGCCGCTTGTAGTGCGATTTGACCTAGTTTATTCCAAAATCCCATATATCACCTAAGTGGAATGTCAGCGACTCCGAAGGCCCGCATCAAGTAAAGGATCAAAACAATAACAGCAATCACATATATTACATTCTTGAACATCGGAGCCATTGGCACATATGTCGTGATGGCGTATACCAAGAATCCAACGATAGCGATAACGAGGATGAGAGTGATCATTTCTTACTCCAATCTTTCCTCTTCTTCGATGATGTTTTCTCAACGAATTCTCTCGCTACATCAGGAGATGGCCCGACACCTTTATTAGGTTTCTTACCGTGAGCTATCATTTGCATGAACCGATATTGTTTAGCGGACTTTGCTGGCATCTTTTACGCCCAATTCAGTTTCAAGTTCTTCAATTTCCTGAACTTTGTCGCGCATCAATCTAGCTTTTTCTCTGTCTTCAGCTTCTAACATTTGCTGTCTGACGCGCCAAGGAACATACTGTGCCTTAATAGGCTGATGTTCTTCTGTACTAATTGGTTCAGCAGATTGAATGGGTGGAGCCAATGCACGCTGTAGAAGCTCTCTCCGCTCCCGGCTACTCTCATCGAGTTGCGCGCGAAGTACCTCACAAACAGGACATACACTTGGCTCCAACCCAAGTAGTTTTCTAAAGAATTCATTGAATATCAATGTCTATACCTTCCAACCGGTTTAACATTATCATCCGACTCTGATTCAAGTTTCTCAGAACTTCGATAGAATGCAGTCCAATTATTCGTTAGACTTAATTGATTGGATAATTCTTCTTGTTTTTGAATTCGTTTGAATTCTTGATTCGCGTCGTCGAAGTATCCTTCTGCCGCGTCAACTATGTATCTAAGCCCGTCAATAGGATCGTCCCCATCGAATTCTGCAATGTCCTCTGCCGGTTTATTGCCTTTAGGTTTGTCATATGAACATGCTTTGATAGCCGATACAAGGACGGGACACGCATCCTTGAATATCTGCAATTTGGGGATATTTGATTCTTCATCTTGCGGATCGAATGACTTAAGGTACGATTTGTATTCAGCCAATCCGCGATTTCGCAATATCCACATTGCATATTCTTCATCGTATATCATTTCCTCAGTAGGAATGACTAGCCTTTTTTTCCATCGCAGGTATTCATGTATTAAAATCTTCCCCGCAACACGGCTTCCAGGCGAGTTATTAGATAACTCAATTGGCTGGTCGAGTTCAGATTCGATCTGTTGTTGGATTGTATGTTCCTGTCCTCGCTCCTGAGAAGCGGATTTACAGAATCGAATAAGTCGTGGATGTTCTCTATCGATGTATTGTTTAACGAGTGGCGCCCAATCGGCGATTTTCGTTTTGACCCAATGTTGTTCACGATAGATATACAAGCGTTTAGAAGGTGAGATTGCTGCATATCCAATCCATGTCATCGCCGCGAATCCCCAATCACCAATTACAATGCGCGGCCACCATTCAGGTATATCGAATGGTTCGCAGATGTGATTAGCATTCTCTGGTTCATCTACGTGATGCCTATCTCTAAATTCGGTGAATACCTGCCCAAGATACGAATCGAAATCGCCATATAACTTTGCATTTTTCTCGGCTTCAGGTAATGCTTCGAGTGATTTCTTATAAGTCGGATCGATGTGTGGATTGTCGGCTTGTGTTGCGAATATCATCATTCGCTTATTACCACCCTTGCCAACTAATATTTTTCCTCCCGCTTTCCACGGTTTGACGAATCTATTGTTAACCCATGTATGCCCAATTCCACCTGGCATTCCTGCTGTTCTGATGATGGCAGGAAGGTTTGGATCTCCCGATCGTACGCGAGTGAATCCAATATATAAATACATGTATTCAGTGAAGGATGTAATTTCATCCGGGGTGAATAGATTGATCTCCATCGAGTCGTATTGATGTACATCATCTTCATTCTCACAGTGACCTAACATGATCATCGCTCCACTAGGGAACGTCCAGATCATTTCGGTTTTATTAAATGTTGCGCCGAACCTAGTGTACAATTCCTTTGATCGCGGTACAATTTCATTACGTAGTTCAGGGAAAGTGCGTCTAAGAAAGACTTGCTTAAACTTAGGATTTTCATGCCATTTATGTACGATGGCGTAGTAAAGGAGCAGATTAGATTTTCCACTACCCGCTCCTCCAAGGAATGCCGCTTCTTTGATAGATGGCGGTATTGAGAGGAATTGTTCCTGCTTTTTTGATGGTTTCCACTCATTAGCTGCCATTACATCTCGCTAAATTGAATAGATGGCACCCCATGATTTCGCAACCTGAGGTTGTAGGACGCCATCTGTGTATCCTTTAGTTATACTACATTAAAGGATACGTGTCAATACATTTTCATCTGGGGGTTATACATCTGTTGAGGCTGACGCATTCCACCAAATTGAGGCTGTGGTTGCATAGCTTCAGATGCTTGTCCCTGTTGTTGTGGTTGCTGCATCATATTTCCAAATGCAGCCATCGATGGGCCTAGTCCACCTGATTCCATTGGTGGTTGTTGTTCAGGCATTTGACCTGATTGTTGGCCCATCATAGGAGGTTTATTCATACCCATTCGATTAGCATATGGACTATTATTTCCCCATATTGGTGCCCCCATATTCATTGATGGCCCAATACCTCCACCCATACGTCCACTTTGTTGCATAGGTGGTGGGCCTGATGGACGCACGGCAGACTGTCTACCCATTCCGCCAAACATTCCGCCACCCATTTGTTGTTTAGGAGGAAACATAATTAATTCCTATTAAGTAACTGGAACCCCAAGAGCTTCACACCACTCAGGTCTGTGTTTTTGGATAGCAGCATCTAGTCCAAGTGGTTCCTTCTCTGGCCCCATGTATGCGGAATGAAAGACACGCGCCGCCCATACAGTTACATCGAAATCTGCTGCTTGTGGCCTACGCTGATAGTCATATGCAAGAACTGATTTCAATTGCTGAAATCCATTCTCATCATATGCAACCCAAGGAACTGAATTATCTGGAGCAGATGATGTGCCATGCCAGATATCAGCTTCTGTGTAACGAGGCTGATCTACACCCCAATTAAAATTAGCATTCTCTGATTCAGCTGATCCGATGATATCAACTGCCTGCATTAGACTATTAGTTTCACTATATGGAAGTGCATACAAGAATGCATCGATTGCATGTCCATTCCACTGAGTTTGACCAGGATTTTTCTTTAGATTTTCTACTTCTTCGTACTGATTTTCCTTAGCATGTTTGACGAATGCTTCAGTATAACGCCCGCATCCTTCTTGAGTTGAAAAATCGTAATCGTCGTTATTCGCGTCCCAAAAATCTCTGCACAATTGTTCGAGTTCTGCTGGTATCATATACGCTCCATGCCGGGATATGGATCTGATTTAATTAGTCTGACTTGAGTGTAACGATTGGTGTGCCAACAGTGGCACGTAGAAATGCAGCGGTTACTCTACCCGCTCCTCCAGTTAATGTAACAGTTGATTTAGTGGCGAAGTCAATTACATTCGATTGCTCGAATGCTGCACCAGCTGAATCAGTGTATAGAGTTACAGCTTTACCCGGCAATGCATACACTCTATTAGTTACTAGAGTCCATGCCGGCCCCATCGTCAGGAGTTCAGTTGGCATCTTGCCTCCACACTTTGTTTTTCACTCCGTCTACATGGATTTCAATATTATCCATCGTACATTTCTCAATCGTATCATTCCATGTGATTAAACAACATAGAATATAATCCGCAAGTACTTCCTTCGAGGTGCTAGAGTTTTGACCTAAACACCATTTGTCGATCCAATGTTCTAGTTCGACACGAAGTTCTGAATTCATTTCTTTACTTCGACACTCTTGGAGACAGTGACAGATTTATTCTGATCGCCAAGATTCCTGATTACATCCTGCGCGACTGGATTAGCTGGAGTTAGTTCAAAGAGTTGAGTATTAGATAGTGCGCCGTTTTCATTCTGCACTTGTACTGGAATAGACACAGCAGCTTCAGCAGTTCCCATATTCACACCAGTAGTCAATTGACTATCACTCACAAAGACAGTAGGTTCGACTGCACCATTCCATACGATCTTCGCCTCAGGATCGAAATTCTTACCTGAAACTGTGAGAGTAAATGATTCACTACCCAATGCAGCTGTATTAGGTGATAGTGAAGTGACTTCAGGTAGTGGTTGAGATCCAGCAGTTAGAATCACAATGATTGAATTGTATGTCTTCTGTGCGAATCGTGAATCAGATGCACCGATCTGAATGATTTCCCACATGTACTGCTTCTGTTCTTCTGTCAATTCAAGAGCAGGTGAACTGAATAGAACTGGAGCGAACGGGTCGTGATGTAATGCGTGGACTAATTCTGCCATTTGTATCTCCTAATTGTGTGTAATCTAAATGGGGCACACCGAATAGATGTGCCCACATTACATTACATCAATTACTTGGGTTCAGCAGTACCCGGTAGACTATTGTCTGGAACTAGAATGAGTCCCTGACATGCGAGCCACTTCACTACATACTTCTTACCGGGACGTGGCAAATCATTATCTGGCCTACCACCCTGACCCGGTAGAGAATTATCTGCACCAGGCTGCTGATCTGGAAGCCCCTGATCTGGACGTGTAGGATCAAAAGGAAATACAGGTAGCAATGCGATGTGTCCACCACCGGGCAATGCATTACCGGGATGACCACCTCCGTAGATGGGGCCAGTAGATGGATAATTTCCACCACTAGGCAAACTATTATCTGGCCTACTCCATGCAGGTTGACCATATCCCGGATCTACTGCACCAGCGGTGTCAAGGAATGTGATGACTGCTAATCGACCATTTGCCATGTTCTAATCTCCTGAATGTCATTTAAAAAATAGGATACGCGCCACTTATTGGATGACACGTATCCTATACACGGATCGAATCTACATCTTTGATTTAACTACACTGAGTCCAAACATACTGAGACCCAACATAGCGATAGTAAGTCCACCATCAGGAACTGAAGGAGGTTCATCATCTGGTGGTTCATCATCGCCCGGAGGAATAGTTCCACCAAGTCCGATTAAAAAGAGCTTATCCGGCCCATCGTTGTACATGTTGGGGCCACTACCTGCAAGTCCAAATGTAAATGCAATCTTAGTGGTGCCAGCAGGTGCGCTGAATGGAGTAAGTGGTGAGCCAGCGGTGAGAATGTAATCCGCGTATCCTGTACCGTTTGCATTGGATGGAACCAGTTGTGCAGGAGCGAATGAATATGAACCGATATTTGATCCACCGAAATTATAGAAATTGACTGTTAGATCAGTCAACAACTGTGCAGTCGATGTGTCATTAATGTCAAGACCTAGATAGAAATTGGCCCCAACATTAGATGCGAACAAAGCCAATTCACCCGGTGCATCACCATAGATGTTAACAAGTGGATTCGGATTGAATGGATCTCCACCACCTGTATCACCTACAGTTACCCATCCTGCAGGATTCTGATTACATCCAGATCCACCAGGCCCATAGAATACGCAGGGATTGTTGATGGTGTTCTGATATGTCTGATCGGGTGCCGTATAGATACTGATTGGATTAGCTGATGCTACTGATGCAATTAGTGCAATCAGTAAAGTGAGTACCGGGACTTTGTAGCGCATTCTCATTTTCCTTTGAGGGATTGACTCTTATGAGTCCGAACTAGACACATCGATGACATCGAATGATTCTTCTTTACGGAATTGTGGTGCAAAGATTACGAACTGAACTGATTTATCTGATTGATTTGAATCAACAACTTTCTCAGGTTCGAGATTTTTGATTACTACTGACATATCTTTCGCTATGGCTGATAGATCTTTCGCATCAGTGTAATCTAATTTCTCTTGTGTAATTGAACTGAGTGATTGGCCTAATACTTTAGACGCGCGACGTATAGCTCGTTCCCTAGATTTAGATATGTGAGATGATATCGACTTACTAGGTGTATCATATGATTTGGTGGAGGTCGATCCGTTCGCGTATGCAGATACAGATGAAGGAGATATGCCAAACATCCCAGCTAATCCAAGAGCTGATTGTCGTCCATTGAGTACTGCATCTTCACCTATGATTTGACGTAATGAATCCGGGACATTTACATCACCTTCATTACGTCCCTTGCTAGGCTTATCGATGATAACTACTTCACTAGTCGACGTATCAGGTGTATGAGACTCTTTATTAGACGCGCGTCCACCTAACTTATTTAATTCGTCATTAAATTCTTCGTCTGAGACTACACCGATAGGCATATGATGTACTCAATATATGTTGTGTAGGATTGGACGGAGTTCCGTCAGGTTGGAGAGTATCAGAAAATTGCCGAGTTGTCAAGTGACTTAACTCCTTTCTTTTCTTTCACTTAGAAGGGGTGTCCGAGTATGAGACTCTTTCTTGGTTTATATATTTTACCTCCTTACTTAATATATGGGACCCGTATATGTATTTTCCCGTCAGATTTGATTTCAACAGTGCGCCCAGACTTATGTAATGTATAATTATACACAAGGGTGTATACCCATACATCTGTATATAGTAACTAATTAAAAGTAAGTAACTTACTTTATAAAGCAAAGTACTTGGTACTTACTAATAGTAAGTTACTTACTATGAGCTACACGCATGGACTGCATAAGAACTCTGTATGCGACTACATATAGATAATGCTTGTAGTCAAACCATACCTCGCATATTATTAGTAGGTCGCTAGTCGATGCAAGTAACTCAAGTCGATAGACGAGAGTGAAACCGGAACACTAGTTGACAGTATTGGAGTCTGCATATCGGCTCCACTATACGCGGCGCGAATGTCGCGTATCTCGTAAGTGAAAGTGTGAGTGTTCATTGAAAACTAAAAAGGTAAGTGGCGTAGCGAAGTCTGCCTACGGTAAGCCTCTGCACGTTCTCGATACTGAGAGCGGAGTCAAGCTGCCGAAAGGCTCGGAACTCAAGTTTGCTGGCACGTATACGGAATACGAGTCAGCGGGCGAACTACGTGGTGCTGGACAATGGCCCACGGACGATAAGATTGTCGGATGGTATAACGCATCATCCCGCAACAATGCGCGCAACAAGGCGCAGACTGCAGCATTCGACGCTGCTGGTATCATCAAGCCTACCATCGAAAACGATGTTATGCTCAGGTTCCGCGATATGGTGAAGATTCTCGTTGCATCGGGTAACGATGAATCCGAAGCGAAGGATATCGCGGCAACGATGCTGAAAATCGACTTGTCAGAAGTCGAATCGGACGAGTAGACAATCATGGGCCGGGAGTAATATCCCGGCTCTACTTCCACCATGAAATACCCACTACATCTATTGCTAGACCTAATAGATGAATACGACAATCCAGATGTATATCAGGAACATGATATACAGCACATTGTATCGGGTGATTTACACGCGCGCCCGTGGAGTGATATTCAACCCACTTGGCGCAAGTATGATCTACGAGGTAGAATACAATTACCTCATACAATTAAGCCAGAGAAACGTAGAGAACCTGTAGTAAGAGTTACATACAAACGTCCATCTATGTTAGTTAGACGATTGGCTCGTATCCTAGTAGCCAATGGTATGACACAAGATGATGCAATCGCCCAGGCTAGACTAATGCTCAAGGAACCTGCAGAATGATTGAAGTACTCATACACTGGCTGATATTCATCGCCGCGTGTTCTACCTTCCTGCTGCTAGCTATATCTGCTGCAGCCATGCCATTCCTGATACTGAGCATACTCGTTAGGTGGGTGAGGAGATAATCCTCACTCACTCACTACATCATTCCATCATATATACATACATATGGGTTCACATGAGTACATGTGAACGTCCACCCACGCCACTATAAGCCTTTTCGCCTTGCCTTTTCGGCCCATGTATTTAAGCCTTTTCGGCACATACATTAAACCTTTCGTTTCGGCGAGGACGCCGAACACACAATACAGCCGCGTGTACTAAGCCTTTTCGTCTATATGTATACAGCTACATATAGCTTTTCGCCTTTCGTCTATATAATAACAGTGTGTATGTATGCGCCTGTGATGTAACCCCCCACACCCCTGACACACACTATGTCCTCCAAAGGGGACACTCCACCACACCACATAATATAATACATTATATTACCTCTTATTTTTTTTTTTTGATTTTTTTTAAGTAGAAGGATGATGAAGTGTCCACTTTTTAGGTCATTGACATCGGGTGTGTGTCTCGGGTATACTGGGGAGGGGAACAGACGGACACGCACTCACACTGATATTATGTAGAGGAGACATCACATGGCTAAACATCCACACAAATTACTGTTAGTTAACAATAAAACATGGAAATGCGCACTTGAGGGGTGCTCATTCTTTGTACATCTTGGACTTCAGCATCTACTAATAGGGAAACACGCGACATGTTGGGATTGTGAGGAAATGTTCTCAGTCAGTGAGAATAGTTTACTTGAACCTAAACCACGATGTAGCGATTGTAAAGGAATCAATCCAGATGCAATCACTCAACTTTTGAAAGATAAAGGATTACTATGAAAGATACAGATATCGCATGGTGTGCTGGATTCTTTGATGGTGAGGGACACGTGTCATATCATCGAAGTCCACCATCGAAAACAGGAACTGTATCACCACAATTATATGCAGTTATACCACAAGCATCAGAGAACATCGAAGTATTAGAATTCTTTCAATCAGTCATTGGATTCGGTAACATTAAGGGGCCATATCCAATGCCTAGTGGTAAACCACAACATAGATTACACTATGGAGTAAATGAAGTTCAAGCATTATTCATTATACTCAAACCATATCTGAGAGCAGATAAGACACGCGATTTTCAGAAAGCGTTAGCATCATATTGGACACATGATCCATCAATCAATGAAGATGATCAGATTAAAACAGTTAAACGAAATAAGAAGAAAGGATGTCCTGAATGTGGAGATAAGGAATGGAATGGATTATTATGTTTTAAATGTGGTTATATAATGTAGTCAATAAGACCGAGGGACTCGCGGCAGCGGCGCATCATGGGCCGAAATTAATTTCACTCGACCCTCATTATTTTGTTGCAGCGACCTTAAACCGTGATACTATTTCCTTATCGGGACGGAATGAGCCGAACCGAACGAATCAACTAGTCAGACTACACCGGGGATACAAAATGAAGAATGAAACTTTTGAAGCAACTGCAGAATCGGGACGTGGACAGAAACTTGATACGCCGCTTAAGTATCAGGGTGAATACAGTGTTTATACTAGCCCTGATGAAATTCGTCAGCAGAATGATTGGCCGTCAGATAACGAAATTCTTGAATATCGTAACACGCAGCGTAAACTCGCGGCACGTAACAAGGCACTCAACGCGGCACTTGATGCGGCGGGTATTGTGAAGCCTACTATTGAGAACAGCGAGAATCTTCGTCTCAATGGTATGGTTAAGATTCTGATGGCTAGCGGTATGTCACAGGATGAAGCTACGGATACCGCAAAGGCTACGCTGAAAATCGCCTAATCAGCTAATCAGTGTAGAGTAATACACCCAACCCTTTTATAGCCACCTAGCCATATGTGTTAGGTGGCTATATTTTTGTTTATTCAATCAATCATTCGACTACATGTAGTTCGGTGTGCCGAAATGGGACAGCCCTACATCTTGGGGTCGGTCGGGCCGAAACGGGCCGAGTGTCACTACATCTTGCGGTTGACCTCCGCCCCGGCCCATGTGCTAAAATGGATACGCGGCGAGCGTGTATCAGGTAGATAGGCCGCCATCTATATATAGTTTATAGATGTAGTAAAGTGAAACTCCGAAAGGACACTCTAATGACTGAGCAAGATTTCCTCGACAGTTTAATCCCATCACATAAGCTAGATGAAGTGCTAGATGCAATCTGGCATTATGAGGTAATTTCTCGTGATATTCATTTAGCACCCTTCCAGACCACACCGCTGTATGAAGCGGTATTACAGCTCCAAGAGTATCTCATATCTTCAGCTCATGAAGAATGGGATAACGATTCATCCATTAATTACTGATTCCGAGAGGACAGACAAGTGAAAAGATTCTTTTGTACCGAATGTAGAAAAGTTAAGCGGACACAACAGTGGCCGTTTAACATCACAAACATGACATCCATCAATGTGTTTGACCGAATGGGTTCATGTAATTGGCATACTAGTGGGCCGCGTATCATTCAACACGCGGGTCAGTCGTATAAGAAAGTTAAGCCTGTTAAAACTGTAGTTGTTAGCAAACGTAGAAAGGCAAGCTAATGAATACTGGACTACTCAAGTCTACTAAGATAGGCGATTGTGAAGTATGCGATACGCCGCAAGTTGAAGTATTTGAAATGCAGGGGCATATAATGATGTGCCTAGATTGTAGAGCCGCTGAAATGTTGGTAATTGAGCAGTCAACTGTTGGAGAGAAAGTCATTCAACAGATGCGCACCGTAGACAATACGATTGAATTGAAGCAGGATGTATTCAATGCATCCACTGTCGCAATCACCGAATTGAAGGGTGCGATATGGGCTGACGATTCAATCGAATCAAATCGTAAGCAGTATGTATATACAAAGGCATGTGCTGACCACTTCGAGAAGATGCAAAAGACTGTATTCGATAAGCGTCAGGAGCTTACTACAGCTGAAAATGAAATGCGCGCATGGCAGGTGGCCGCACAATCAGCAGCTGGCGCATTGACTGCTACTGAGAGAGAACACTTCAAGAAAATCAATATTAACTATCAGCCGGTAGTCAAGTCAGTCAAACCAAAGGCTGTCAAGCCGAGCAAATCATACAAGTCAAATGAATACAAGGAAGCTGCTGCGAAGTATAATGTAGACGCAACAGCTATCCGAATGATTGCATTACAGCGAAATCTATCCGCTGAAGATGCAGCCAAAGCATTCGTTGAAATCATGTCGGCGCGTAAACAGGCTAATCAGTAATTCAAATATCCGAAAGGACATCTAATCAGATGAAAAAGCTATACATCGAATATCGGGTCTACTTTGACCCATCCACTAATCAAGAACTTCTATCCGAAGTAGCTGAAGCTGTTAAGGATAAACTATACGACATGTTCGATGATGAAGATACACCTGTTCCATCGTTACATGATGTAACTTATGAACTAGTCATGGAAATACCTCCATCTAATGAGGTAAAGAAATGACACGCGGCGAAGCTACACAATTCCTACGTGAAAAGCTGAATGAACATGGTCTATCAGACTGGTCAATTCGGCTAAATCAAAACGTTGACAGTCGATTCCTTGGCTTGTGTTCATATAAAGACAAGTGTATCATCCTATCAGCACATCACATCGATATACATCCAACGCCAGATTGTAAGAATACTATTCTACATGAAGTGGCACACGCACTCACACCGGGACATCATCACGATGAAGTGTGGGCTGCTAAGGCGCGTGAAATAGGATGTGATAATACACTCCCATGTTCCAATCTATCGTTGTCACCACAAGTGATAGATGCGATACGCAGCGGCGCCGATGTAGAGATTACATTCGAGGAGCAGGTTATACGCACTCCAAAGTATAACATTACACGGCTTCAAGATAGATGTCCCTACTGTGACAAGGTAGCTAAACAGACAGGTGAAAAGACTGTAGTCAATAAGCGAGATACAGAGCCTGACTTAAAATTCATCTACCTAGACTGTGGTCATACAGTTATCAAGAAGATACCGAAAGGTACTCCATTCCATCTATTACAGATGGGTGGTGACATTAATTGCACACATGAATGGCATCAAAATAAATGCTTGAAGTGTGGCCGCTTACAGCCATTCCCATTCCAGATAGTCGGTATGCAATTCCTCGAAGCTGCATTAGCAGTTAATCGTGGTGGATTGTGTGCTGATGAAATGGGATTAGGTAAAACTAATCAAGCAATGGGCGTAATTAAGTATCATCCAGAACTGTGGCCGTGCGGATGGCTTGTAAAGAGCGGATTGAAATATCAGTTCGCTACACAGATGGTTAGATGGATGGGCAAGGAGTTCGTCCCACAAATCATCAATTCATCCAAGGATATCGTAATACCCGGTCTAAAGAACTATATCATCGGATATGACATGCTAGTCCAGAAGACGCGCAAACTCAAATCAGGTAAAACTGTCACACAAGGATTTGACATACAGAGATTTGAAGATGCGGGCATCAAGTGTTGGGTATTAGATGAATGTCAGCAAATCAAGAATGTTGATTCATCACGTACACAGATGGTGCGTAAGGTAGTTAAAAACACCAAAGTAATAGCTCTGTCAGGCACACCATGGAAGAATAAGGGAAGTGAACTATTCCCGGTGTTAAATATGATGGATCCTGTTAAGTTCTATAGTGAAGAAGGATTTAAGAGACAGTGGGTCAATTACTACTGGCAGGGAAGTATCCGTAAAGAAGGTGGTATCAGAAGGATAGAAGACTTCAAGAATTATACGAAGGATATCATTATCCGTCGTGAGAGAACTGAAGTCATGCCGGAGCTGCCGCTCGTTAATAGAACGAAATTGTATGTAAAGATGGACGCGCAGCAGGAAGAAGTATATGACGAAGCTGTAGAGGAATTCGTCCGGTGGTATAGTGACCAAGCTGGTGAAATCAGTGGAATGTCAATCCTACCAGCTATGGCTAAGATGCGTCATCTAGTGGCAGTCGCTAAGATTCCAGCCACTATGGAATATGTAGATGAGTTCGTTGAAGATACAGAAAATAAGCTAGTCATCTTCGCTCATCATAAGGACGTGCAAGATATGCTGTATGACGGTATCAAAGAGAAATACGGCTCAGAGATGCCAGTGCTACGTATCGTATCCACTATGTCAGGTGAAGAAAGATTCAGAGTTCAGACAGAGTTCAATGAATCTACACGCGCCATCATGATAGCTAGTCAATTAGCCGCAGGAGAGGGATTAAATCTCCAAACATGTGGCGACTGTATCATGCATGAGAGACAGTGGAATCCTGCTAATGAGGAACAGTGCGAAGGTAGATTCATTCGTATCGGTTCCACACACGCGTCAGTCAATGCAGTCTATACACAGATGCAGGGACTAACTGCGATAGACGAATCACTCGATATGATTGTGGAGCGTAAGAGAATACAGTTCCACAATGCAATGAATAAGGGCGAAGCACAAATGTGGAATCAGGATTCACTAATTAAGGAATTAGCTGAAACCATTGTGAATGCTCAGAATGCTAAGAAGAATCGCAAGATACTAACGGGCGCGAAGTAACTAACACGGGCCGGTCTATAGTGGGCTGGCCCGTATTTAATGACGGAGAGAATATGAAGGCATTTAACCGATTGAATGCAAGTGGCACCAAATTCATGTTGCGTGAACTACCACAAGGTAAAACTGAAATTGTACTAAAGAATGACTATAAGCGAATCGTAGTCAATCACTCTATCGATAAAGTTATCGTTGCATGGTACGAATGGACTATGTTGAATCAAAATCCATTCGAGTTCCTATCAGATGAGGAGCGTCAATTCCTTCAAACTGGTATCATTAAATCTGAGTATGACAGAATCTTCGGAAAGAATCAATGATTCCAGAGATTGGTGATAGGGAATTAGTAGACATTCTGCGAGCGGCTGACATATGTGGTGTCAGCCGCCGCACTATCTATAACTGGCTCGCAGCTAATAAAATAGAAGGAGTCAGAACTGCTGGTGGATGTATTCGTATCTTCGCTGATACGTTATTCCGTGAAATAGGTGAGATTAAAACTAATCAAGAAAGGAAAACTAATGGACGAATTGCTTAAAGTCATTAAAGAGATAGCTGATAGTGGTATGGAACAGGATAAAGCATTGCTAAGTCTTGTTCAAGCTGTTATTGACAGATTAATGGAGATGGAAAATCTCATCGCTATCATGCAACTAACTAGCAGTATTCAAAGTGATACGATTGGCAAACACAATAAAGCCATCGATAATTTGGAACAAACTCTAAAAGCTTACACTGATAAGAAAGCACACTGAATGTATCAACTAATCATGACTATATTCGGACGCGCAGATGCAATACTGGCTTCAATCCAGCCCATGTCTTATCAATGGATTCAGCGTCAGAGGAGATACTAAATGGAAATGAATGAGATTAAACCACTAACACCACTATCGGGCGGAGTAGTTCTGATAGTTGGAGTTAAGTCCAGCAATCTAGATGATGAGATTAAATCTCATCCACGGGTTGTAATCTGGGACAGTCAACAGGAACACTGGACTGATAAGGATATGCCAGCTAATACACGCGCAGTCTTTATGACGCGCTTCCTATCACATGCATCATTCGGTAAGATTACGGCTGAAGCACGTAAGCGTAATATCAATATATTCAATCCAGATGGTACAGGATTGATTGCACGTCAGGTGAAGGAACTATTGTCTATCGGGCCTAAAGTGGTAAAAGAATCAAAGGAAAAGGTGTATGGGAAGTTAAATCCTCTCATTCCTTCGATTGATTTCAGTTTAGGTAATGCAGAGAATGCGCGTCAACTAATGGTTCGCGCTAAGGAATTGAACATAGAGACAACTGAGGCATCATTAGCTCAGCTAGTTAAAGTTCAACGTGATAAGCAGGGTAGAACAGCCGTACCTAAGTCTATACAGGCTAAGGTAGATGTGGCTGTAGAGATGTTAGACAATGCTATCAAAGACATGACGGACATGCGCGCCTTCCTCATAGCTACAGTAGAGGAGAACAAAACACTTAAAGCGAAATTAGAAGGCTTTAAGAAATTGTTGGGTGAGTAATGGATATCATACCGACTCCTAAGAAGAATGTAATCATGGATGCGACCACACTTAGCTCACTAATGAGTTGTGGTCGCTATCATGATTTACGTTTCAATCATCGATTCATTCCAATGAAGGGTAAATCTAATTCATTGGAAGTAGGCACGTTGATACATAAAGTCTTTGAGGTGTATTACAAACACATCATTCAAGGGTTTCCACGTAATACAGCTATAGGTCAGGCAATGGCTGCTGGTCAATTGTGGGTCACTGGATGCGCGTCATGTTCTGACTTGACTAATGAGAAACCTAGTTGTGGACATGAAGCAGGTGAATATCCGGGTGCTCAGAATACACCTGAGGAAAATCAGGATAAGAATATTGGGTGGAAGTTCGCACTCAAGACATGCGAGGAGTATTTCGAGTTCTATAAGAATGATGCATTCATTCCTTTAGCGGCAGAAATAGTAAAGGGTGAAGTGTTATACGAGGATGATGAGATACGCGTTTTGTGGAAAGCGAAATTAGATCTACTGATAGATCAATCACAAATTGGCGTCCTATCAATGGATCATAAGACATTTAAACAAAAGAGAAATAAATCAACTCTGTCAAATCAGTTTCTTGGACAGTGTTTACTTCTCAAATCACGCAATGTGATTGTAAATAAAGTCGGTCTACAAACTTCCTACAAAATTGCAGATAGATTGAGTAGAGAGGTCGTAAGTTTTAGTGCCGACCGATTAGATGAATGGCAGAGTGAGATACTTCCATACTATGCATACAAGTACATTCAGTATGCTGAGACTGGATATTGGCCTCCTGACTATACACATTGCGATACAATGTATGGCCCGTGTTCTTTCAAGGAAGTGTGTGAAGCGAATAGAAATATGCGCGTCGAACTACTCAGAAATGATTTTCAACTAGCACCTGTATGGGATCCCACTAACAAAGGAACTGATGAATGAACGAGGAATTACTATTACTAGCTGAGGAATGGAATCTAGAACAACTAAATACATATATTCAGCGGCTTGAAGATAGAATCAAATTCACTAATCAGTTAGTGAAGGAATTGAAAGTGATTCGTCGTAGGAAAACTAGACGTAAGCCGGTGGATACAGGTAGTCCGAGAGGTGGGAAATGACTATTAAGGAATTGAAAGAACAGATTAAGAATATTCCAGATCATTTCGAGATAGTCATGGAAATGGCTGATGGCGGCGTGTGCGACATTCAAATAGAACACATCACTGAATCATGTGATGATCCTACACCTGTTGGCGTAATCATTACAGTTAAAGAAACGAGTCACTGATGCGATATCATTGTCATTTTTGTCATAAGTCGGTTACGTCTGAACTTCCACTTGATACTACGATACGCGCTCTATTGGTGTGTCCAGAATGTATCGAAGCTAATAGAATCATTATTCCAGATGATCCTAAAGATCTAAATACTCATCTGAAAGAAGTGAAATAATGCCATCAATGGAAACTGCGGGCTTTGATTCACTCTACTGCATGTTTAAGGGTGAACCGGGTACACGTAAGTCAACACAGGCTCTATCTTTTCCGGGGCCACAATATTGGTTTTCGTGGGATAGGAAGATGAATGGTATCTATCTTCCCATGAAACGATGGGGTATAGACCCTAAAACAATCTCGTATGATGATTATGATGATTGGAACAAACCGAAGAAAAAGCTAGAAGATTTACAGGTTACGTGTCCATATAAGACGATTGTATTGGATAGTGTGACTAGCTTAGCTGACATGACACTTCGTCAGACTAATAAAATGAAGTATGGAGTTACTAGAGCCAGCGGAGCGGCGGCTGGCAAGTTAATAGCCGGCATCGCCGTGAATGAGATAGAGGATTATAACGCAGAGGCAGCCGCGCTTCAAGAGATGATTGCACTAACGAAGGATATCCAAGCATATCATAAGTGTAACATCATCCTCATTGCTCACGTAGTTCAGGCTGAGTACAGGAATACTACCAACAATACTACTCATGTGAGTAGGCAAATTGTGACCGCTGCTAAGAAAGTGGCGGCTAAGCTACCAGCGTATTGTGGTGAGGTATATCACTTCAATATAAAACAACAAGGTTTCACTGAAGGAGCAGGAGGTGCGTATTCACTATTAAGTGAGCATACAGGAGATGACTTTGCTAGAACTGCGTTGGGTTTGGATAAGGAGATAGTGTTCGGTGATAAGCCTATCTACGAAACATATATCCAACCAGCTATGCAAAAGTTGCTCAAAGAAAACAACGTCGTAACAAAGTTCTAACAACAACGCAACAGACAACAACGAAAGATAGGGTAGATACGTGCCAATGATTCAGTTCAGTGACAAGGATTTGATGCGCGGCAAAGTGGTTGACCCCGCATGGTATGTAATGGATAT